TGACCACCACCAGTAAGTTTAAGAGCCATAGATCGATCTGCGTCCGACGCACCATCTGCTATTGTAATATTATCTGTTGAGGCGTTAGCAATCGCTCTTGTACCCCAACCCAGAGCCTGACCGATTAATTCTAAATTAAGGTTTGTTGTGGTACCCCATGTACCCGACTGATCCCCCGTCGCCATCTCATTAAGTCTAAGGTTGTTTACAAAGGTACTAGCCATTTTATATGTTCCTTATGCCGCTATTTTTTTCCAATTGGGGTCTTGTGAAGGAGTTGTACTACCCCAACTAGGGTCTTGTGTTACACTTATAGCATCCCAACGAGGTGTTTGTGAAGGGATAATTATAGACCACACATTTTCTTCGCCAGTTTCTCCTGTACCTACTACGCCCGTTGGGAAGACAGTAACACCTAATGCAAGAGTAACTTCTCCAATTTGGCCTGTTAAAGTTAACTGCGTTGGAGGTAAAACAACAGCCGAACTTACGACAGATTCATTACCAATTGCACTTGTCGCAGAAACACCAGTCGGACTTACTACTGCGGTTCCAACAACTTGTTCGTCGCCAAAACCAATGGTGCCTGTTAAGCCTGTTTCTGTAACAACTGCTCCACCCGCCGCAAGAACCGTTCCTATTGCGCCTGTCGCGGAAACTCCCGTTGGTTGAACTATAGAACTTGTTACAAGACTTACGGATCCAACTGCGCTAGTTCCAGCAACTCCAGTTACAACAACAGGTATAGCTCGGCCCCAAGGCCCTTGACCCCAACTACCGCGTCCCCAACCTGTTATAATAGCCATGAATTACCTCGTTAAGCTATACGGATAATAGCGTTAGAAGCATCTGCTGTTGGGAATTGAATTGTAAAACTTCCAGAAGAAGACGATTTATTGCCTCCGAAATCTAATACACAAACAGCTTTATCACTATTTGTATCGTTATAGATTAAAGCACCTCTAGCCGTAATAGTTGCTGTAGTGAAAGTTATATCAGAAAAATCTGTAAATGCAGTAGTTCCGCTTGCAGTTGGAGCAACTTTAGTAAGAGCGCCACCTCCCGCAGTATACGAACCACTATTTGCTATTTCCCCAGTAGTGACGTAAGCTGTAGATGTAGCACCTAATGTCGCTGTAGTACCAGATTTTCCACCACCACCAATAGCATATAACGCTAACTTAAAAGCATTTCCATTAGTAGCAAAATTATGTGTAGCCGTCAAAAGCTCTGTTTTAAAGGAAGTACACATCGCTTGTGTTATTGCCATTTTATATTCTCCTTATAGTATTAGCTAAGTCGGGGTGACCAGCCTCTCTTAGTTTATGGGCTATAGTAGCACGTTCTTCTTTTCTAGCCAACTCTATATGATAATGCACGACATTTCGCACGTTATCAGAAAAAGCTTGCGCTTGTTGCCTGATTGGTTCAGGGGCTGTTTCCGACACAGCAATTATCTTATTAGTAGCCATATCTGAAATTTGATCGTCACTAAGTCCGCCATTATTCGACGCAACTACAGTAACAAAACCTGCCTCAATTCCCCCTTTTACACTAAACATTTCTTGCTTCTCCCCCATTCATGTGTTTGTGATCGTGTCTTCCAAATATCACAGGGTCTTGATCTAATGGCTCTGGTGGATCTACTTTAGATTGACGAGTTATCAATAAACCCCCACTTTTATACGATTGCACTAAAGGATCTTCTAACCTGTGATACCCATACAACTTTTCATTCTCTGGCACATTTGTATCTAAAAGCCCAGAACTATGTGCAACCTCTATCTTCACACCTCTAGTCGTAGCAATTGCACACCAAAACTCTGTGCAAGCTCTTCCCGCTTCTGCCATGCTTACATTCTTGTATGTATAATCTAAGCCATACAAACAAAGCTCTTTTACCCCGTAGTATATTGCATACGCAATTGCATAAGGAACAGTGTTGTTAAAATAACAAACGTTTAAATCTTTGATAACGGCCTCTAATGGATAAAGTTCTAGATGTTTTACTCGACTATCCATTTCACAAGTAATAATAGGCTTAGTGTTTTTTTCTAAAAACTTTCTTGCTATGCCCGTCTGAGAACCTGCATCATCTGAATCCAAAAACCTAGACACTGGATCCATCATTATAGTTTTATCCACATGAATAATACCACCCACACAGTTAATGCCCCAGACCTCGTCAAATGTTTCTGAACGTATTCTAGCGGCTATATAGTCAGAATAGCTCCCACCCAATCCAACAATAGCTAGTTTCATGTACGCGGCCTCCTGGGAAGACCTTGACGATAAGCGTCAGCATTTTCTCTAGCCTCACCATAATCTTTTAATCTCTCTAAAGATCTTAAAAATCTTTCAGTATATAATTGTTGCAAATCTTGCTCCCCTTTCATGTATATATTAGCCTCTACTAAGCTTCCATATAACATAGCATTTGGTGCATTTTCACTTAACCAAGTTGTACCATTATCTCCCACAGACGTTAAACTATTTGGTCTATAGAAATAATGCAATTCCGCAGTATAAGCTACCGCAGGTGTTGGAGCTAAGATAAAATTATCTATATCAAAAAAAGCATAGTATTTAGGAACACCTGTAGCAGAAGTAGGATTTACAGATTGAATATAATTAACGTCTTTTTCTAATAAAAATTCTTTAGTAGTTCCATTTAAAATAGACAAACTAAATGACGCTAAATAATCACTTGGCACTTGTAAATAAGGGTTAGTTCCTGTCCCAGAAGTTAATCCTGTAACATTTTTTCTAAAATATTGTAAATCTATAGAATTTAAAATTTGTTGTTCAGCACTTTCTATAAAATCAGGTATGCTGGAAACAAACGTAGTTTCTAAATTATCTGAATAATTTTGTATTGCTGATTTTAATTGTGCGTATGTATAGCTCATGTTACCACCACCGTTACAGTTCCTATTTCTCCCGTAGCGGGAAGATCATTTGGAGTTAATCCATAGTCATTTCTCATTCCTACAGGGTTCCATCCCCATTGAATACTTCGTTGTTCAGATAAATCTTGTTCTGGCCTTGGATTTCTTAAAGCTTGGGCATCAGGTCTAGTTCTGATTGGATCTAATTGAGGATGTTTTGCCTCCCATTCGTCTTTTCCAACTAAAAAACCTGTCCATTCTTTTCGCATATCTTTTAATCTATACCTAAATCCAGAACGGTCTGATATTCCGTAAGCCCATCTGTCACTAGCGTATTTAGACATTATTATAACCTCTTAGGGAAGGGGCAACGTGAAAAGAAGCCCTATCTCTATCTTCTTCCATGGCTCTGTCCATTTCTTCGTCATAAATACCTTTTAATAATTGTATTCTATCAGGAGCTTTTTTTATTGCTATATAATAAGAAAGTCCTGCCGCTAACGCAGGATAAAACCTAAAAGGAACTCCAATAGTATTTATGTAAGTATCTGCGTCATCTAATCTAGTTAAAGCATCATAATACACAGCGTCAGTAGAGTTATCAGGTAAAGGCCAAAGCTTTAAATTAGGAGTAATTTGACGATCTAAAAAGAATTGAGTAGGTCTTCCTGTTGTGGTTTTAGTGGGTATATTTAAATAAGCATCTCTACTTATTCTTTCTAATGAATAATCTGTTCCATCTCTTCGAACTACAAGTGATAATATATCTATAACATCAGCATTTAAATCATATTCACCATCACTTTGAGTAACAGTAAAGTTTCTTTGAGCTATAGTCCATTGGTTTAAACCTCTGTTAGCCCAATCTGCAAATAATAAATTCATAGACCTTTTTGCAGTTTTTAAATCATAACCAGTTCTTGCATCTAAACCACAACGCTCAAAAGCTTCTTCTATATATTCAGAAACATCTAGTTCAAAATCTTTTGAGTTTGATACAGTCATAATTTAAAATTCCTTTTGACTATCTGCATTTCCATCTTTTTCTAGCTTGACGAAGCCGACTGTTAGGATCTTTAGCCGCCTTCGGAAACTGCTTCATCTGTCCAGCAGACCTAGCGCAATAAGACTTTCGTCTATTTGCATCCTTGCTACCTTTTTTAACTTTCCCTGTAACAGCGGTCTTTAATTTACTTCCAGGGTTTTTTCTTCTATACGATGCAACACCTGCTTTTGTCATTCCCGCCCCAGACTTTGTGGGGCGGAAATTTTTCTTATTGCGCTTTGGCATTTTATCAGGACGTTTAGCCATAATCTTTTCGCATTGACATAATAATTGTATAAGTGTCTCCGCTAGTATGACCTACAGTAGTAAACGAAACATCTCCTGTTTTTCCAGAGCCTGAATTATTTGTCAAACCTCCAAAATTAGTATAATCTTGATTACCACTTTGGTTTTCACCAAGCTCAATAGCCATTACATCGGTAGTTGCATCAAATAAAATACGAACTTTCATTCCAATACACTGCCACCAAATTTTATCGATTGTAACACCAGTACATGCTTGACCGTTAGAATCAGAGGCTAAACCACTAACATCTACCTTAACAACAGCACTTTCACCTGTTCCGTCAGAAATATTAGTAAATTTCTGAACAAGCATTTTTGCACCATCTTGAAGCGTTTGAGTCGCTACAGCATCAGCCATATTAATTACTCCTTATTTTAGGTTAAGAAGCAATATCATAACCAGTGATTGTAATAATTAATCTACCCGCTGTATAAGTGGCATCTGTTGTTGCACCCGCAGTTAAATACAGATACTGATCTGCCGCGATATCGCCACCAGCGACTAAACTACCTGCCGCTAAGTCACCTGAGTTGATAATTAAAGTCTCAGTTAAATCAGAAATAGGCGTATCTTCGACACCTGTAGCTTCTGTAGCAGAATGTAGATTAATGTCTGGATCTCCACCCGCAGGTGTTTCAAGACACATCATAGTGACACCAAAAACTGTACCTGAGTTAGCAGTAGTTACCTGACCAAGGTAGGCAACTCCATCACCGTCTTTACCAATAATATCTCCCGCCGCTGTTGAACGCAGTCCAGTTAGGTCGATCATTATTGTTGTTTTAACAATATTCACATTTGTAGTGGTATCACTCTTAAAACGCTCAACTTGTGTTACATAAACAGCCGCAGTGCCTTCTATTCCTGCACTTCCAGCGGCTTCAACAGCCATTTTATTACCACTGGTAATTGTAACAGTACCTGTTGTTGCATTTTTTGTTATGGTTTCGAAACCATTTTCTGAACGGACTGGGCCGTTAAATGTTGTATTAGCCATTTTAATCTCCTTGTCGTGGCAAATGTCAGTCGCGGGATGCGACTGTCAAGGTAGTTACAGGTTACACTACCTCTTTGTAAAAAGAAAGAGTGCAACCTTTAATTTATTTTTTAGCCTCTTCAGAAAGAATTAAACCTAATATAGCACAACCCAAGCCGACAAAAACCAACTCGCCAATTCCTGATATAGTTCCTACAGCAATTACACCAACGCCAATTGCTGCGTAACTTGATGGTTCAGATAGTCTTCCAGTAATCCATTTTATCATTTTACTATTCCTTTTTAAATTAATTAAAAAAAGGCGACCGAAGCCGCCTTTTCTATTACTTTAACAAGAGCATCTATTAAGCTCCAGGTGATCCATATACGCAACGTGGGTCACTAAATCCGAAAGAATAACGCTCACGGGCTTTAAACCGCATGTTACCTGTATCGAAATCAGCTTCCATGTTAGTACGCATTGGAGAACGCTCGAAGTGCTTAAAGCCATTAGGAGCATCTGTTTTTAGGAAGAACGCATCAGGATCTGTCAAGAAGTGATTGACTGTGTATCCTTCAGAAACCATTCCCATGTTTTTAACTGCGTTGATGTCGTTATCCGCAGTTGATGGGCGTAGTGTGGTTTCTAGCAAACGATCCGCAATAAACTGTAGCTGTGGTGGAATTACTAATTTCATACCACGAAGAGCAACAACCATGTTCCTCTCATCTACAAATGCTGCAACATCAATTAAAGCATTTTCTAACGAAGTTTCGTTAAGATCTGCCGCAGTTGTTGGTTCGTTTGCAAACGTACCGCCACCATTCAAGGGATGCACGAGAGAGCAAAGCTCAACTCCATCACCACCAGTAAATGAGGCATTAAAAGCATTGTTTAGAACAGCCGCTGCTTTAACCTGCTTAGTGTGCGCCATAGATCGGGCTAATGCCTTAGTATAACGTGCGCCAAGTCGGTCATAGAGGTTGTCCTCAATTGCTTCCTCAGTTAGTGCGAAAGCTAGAGCAACGGTTTCGTGTGAATAACGAGCAGTGTATGCTTCGTTAGCTGAGTCGAAACCAACTCCTGCACCTTCAGTTTTGGTCGGTGCGCTTCCAAAACCAGCCAACATAACTTCTTCTTCAAAAGCTCTGTCTGATGATTCTGTATCAAAGATTTCTGCATGTTCGTTATCATAACGATCATACTCCATCCCGAACAAGGCGTTTAGACCAGGTTCTAGTTCTGCAACTAGTTGTGAACGTGAAATTGCCATAACTTAGTCTCCTTCCTATGCTAATCCAGCGCCTTTAAGCCCGAATATATGATTTTCAATTACAACTTTGATATTGGCGTTAGCAGTAGCTACATCACTATTGTCAGGGTCTTGAGAAATATCAATTGCCTTTAACGGTAAACTAGTTGCTGTTCCACCAGTAGATACCTCTAATTCAGAACCTGAAACACCACTTTGTGTGCTTCCTGCTGTAGTATAGATAATATCAAAGTTACCGAATAGATCTGTGATTGGGAATACTGCATCCGATTGAATTTCATAAACAACCATAGGGTCATCAATGATAAACGCAATAATATCATCAGCGTTCGTACTTGCTGGATAATAGTTACTAAATGTTACTTTACCAGTAGTAGGATCTGTGTACTCACAACCGTTAAATACACCAACTATTGGTACAGTTCCACCGTCAGCATGTATTGCTACAGTACCTCCAGTAACTTGAGCTACCATATCGCCTTGGAAAATTGCTGTTCCATAGTTAGCG